TGATGTCTTTTTATCCTCGACTTCGTCGGGGAACTTGTACGGTTCAGCCATATTCTTCCTTTCAAGCGCGGGTTAAGCCGCGGGGGTCTTGCACAACAGCATCAACTTGGTCGTCGTTGATGAGACGAAACTCCTTGCCAAAAATCTTAAATCTTGTGCCGGAGTAAGTACGTACTAACACAAAGTCGCCCTCTTTACACCATGCTCCGTTAGGAAACTTGGCGGTGTCGTTGTACGCGTCGGGGCCGACTTTTAAAACAAACAACACAGTGGTTGCTGTTTCTTCAAGACGCATACCCTCAATAGGCCGGACTAAGTCCAGACTTGTACCGTCGATACGTTCAGAGATGTCAGGCACGGCGCAAAGAATCTTCCAACCTGTGGGGATTGGGAGTTGCGTGGCCTTTAGCTCATCAGTAGCTTCAGGAGCATCCAGAGGCTGGATGGGTTCAGGCAGTGCAAGAGCACCGGGGGAGAGATCAAGATCACTCATCGGATTGTTCAACTTTCTGTGCAAGGTCAAGTAAATAACGCTCTGCGAGGGCTAGACCCTGAATAATCCCGCAGAGTTTTTGGTACTCTTCAAAAGTACGGCACGAACCACCAGCCAAGTCATCAGCGTAGTTGTTCATGTCAGTGCGTATTTTTTCACGTAATACGCGTACGAAGTCTTGGATCATTTTCTAGAACCTTGGTTTCTACTGTTTGAGAGCGCAGCAGTACGCGCTTGTAAATCCATCTGGGCTTTACTCTTTGCGATGTCGGCGCCCATTTGGAGGCCGGCACGTTCTTGTTCAAACTGTTGCTTGAATTCGCTCTCTTTTATTTGCGCACCTGTGCGAAGAGCCTCTAGTTCCAGTTTGCCGCTGACTTCTTGCTCTTTCAGAGCCTGTGCGTCGGCCTTGGCAGCAGCGTCCATCATGATCTTTTGTTTCTTTAACTCAAGTTCCTGACCTTTGAGTTGGAGTTCCTGCATCTGCAACTGCATGACGGGGTCTTGCATCTGTTGTTGTGCCTGCTGTTGTGCAGCCTTGGCTTGGTTTTGCATCATCACCTGTTGCGCTGCTTGAGCCATCATGCCCGACAAGGCAATCTCGATCTGCGGTGGCAACTTCTCGTCTTCGGGAGGCAGGGGCATGCCCAACTGCTGCTCGATCTGCTGGCGCATTTGGTAACCAACGTGCTCTGCAATGTGCGCCGTAATTGCGCCCATGATCTTGGGAGCCTGTGGGTTCTGGCCAATAAACTGTTGCATCATTGGGTCTTGGAGTAGCATCATGTGCACTTGGATATGTGACTGATGGTCTTGGTGTAAGAACGCTTTAATCGGCTTGCCCTTGAGTGCGTTTTGATTCTCCTGCACAGGGTCTGTCGGTTTCTGGTCGTCTTCAATTGGCACAAGTTTTTCAGCGTTCTTGATGCCTAAGACATTGAGCATCCCCCTGTGCAATTCTGGCAAGTTGTAAATATCCGGAGCCATCTGCGCCATCTGGATCACAGCTTGGTACTGGATAACGCGCTGAGACATGGTGGCCGCATTGGGGTCTGACACGGGGATGATGTCCACCAAGTCGTAGTCAGCTTTCTTAGCTTTACGTGTGCCGTACTCAGGCGTGTACTTGTAGTCTGGGTCTGTGTAGTCGCGAATGATGTTCTTCAAGAGCTTGAACTCTTGCTTCAGCGCAAAGTGCACACGGGCCTGAACAGCCGTCATCACCTTAAGCTGGCGCTCTAACAGCGCAAGTGTGGTTCCCACAGGAGCCTGCGCAGACATGTCAGACACCTTCATGTCAGCAGTCGCGGCAAAACGCCTGCCTTCATCAACGATGGTCTGCATCAAGTTAAACAGCGTAGCGCTTGGCTCCTTGTACGGCAGAGGCAAGATGTTGTCACGAATTGTGCCCGAGCCAACGTCTACATCACGGAACTCTCCGGGTGCGATTGGTGTGTCATCTCCTTTGATGCGCAGACCCCGTGTCTTAAGTCCGCCGGGCAGATTGCTGAGTGTTCCTGCATCGACAAGCTGGCGCATGAGGGATGTAGCGGATTTAGCAAAGCCTCCGATAAGGTGGAAAAGCCCGAAGCCGTAAGCTCCAAAACCCGGAATATATTGGTAGTGCACAAAGTGCTGGCGCTTGAGTCTGAGGTCATCTTCTTCCTTCCAGTTGCGGCGGATTGACAGAATGTCGTTAGAGCCTTTAATCAACGTAACAACGTACGGCAACATGATGCCGGTCTCTTCGTCTGCGTCGTCTTTGTCTTCGTAACCTTCAAGGTTCAAGTCAACGTGGCACTCGTATAGTGTGTAGCGGTCGTCGTTTAAGTCACTAAAGCCAGTCTCTTTGTCCTTGGCTTTCTGAATGTCTGTCAAATCTTTGGGTGAGTCAGGCAACTCAATGTCAACGTAGAAGCCCACTTGTTGGAGCTTGACGATCTCGTTCTTGGTCTTGCGCATGACGTGCGTGATGCGGTAGCAAGTATCCAAATCCGTTGTACCGTACGGCAGATACATATCTTCCGCAGGAATAAACATCGACACCTGACGTCCCAAATTGGGATCGTAGTACACCTTCTTAAACGCTGAGCCTGTGGCCGGTAGTGACCAGAGCATGCGCTCGTGTTCAGCGCGGTACTCCGTCATGACTTCCGTCAACTCGTAGTTCATGTCCTCTTCGATGTTAGCCGCAATCTCTTTCATCTCTGGCGTTTCTTTACCGATGAGTTTGCTGCGCACTGGCCCTTGGGCTGGGAACGTCTCAGTGATTGTCTCAGCTTGAAAGCGCACAACAGCTTCTGTAATCATGGGGTGGAACACACCACATGCACCGTTCCAAGGTTCTGTGCGTTCTTCTATCTGCAGACCCAACAGCTTCAGACCATCAACGTACGTCTTCTCCCAATCCTTGCGGCCATTTTTGTCATTGTCAATGTCAGACACCAAGTCACCAGCCAGCGACTGCAGGACACCGTCTTTTATGTACTCGGCCAAGTTATCGTCAAAACCTTCTTCATCGTCGTCTTCTCCGGGCGTGAGAGTAATCTCTATCCCGTCCATGCCGATGGTGACTTCTTCGGGATCAACAATCTCAATCTCAAGAGGAGACTCCTGTTCACCCAGCGCGTCAATGCCCATAGGTTGTTGGTACAGCGCTTTGTCGATGTTCGTTGCCATGTGTAGTCCTAGTAGTATTCGTGTTTCCTGCGGTGAAAGATCGCAAGATCGTCTTTCTCGTCCGTGTCTAAACTGATAAAGCCGCCTTGCCTAAAGCGTAGCAGCGCCTGTGTTGTCGTGTCCACGTAGTCGTCGTGCTCCCCAACTGGAAACGCGGCCATCTCTTCAATCACTTCCCGTGCCCAGCGTGTGTCGGGTGCCCAGACTTTACCTGAACTGAACAAATCCGCAACCGCGTTGACGCGCACCATCTTGTCGTTGCCGCGTGATGGGCTGAACTCCTGCACAGGTATGCCCAACGCCCTGAGTTCCTGAATCAACGGCCCCCCAGATGCCTTTTTCTCCACAATGAACGCGTCGGGTTCCCACTCTTTGTACTGCTTAAGCGCCACCACCTTAAGTTCAGGGAAAGCCATGCGATCTTTAAACGCATCCAGTAGGATAAGTTGGGGCGAGTCATTTTCTTCCTCGTTGTAGAAGATGCCCCACGTTGTGCAGGCGGAATAGTCGGATGTGTTCTTAGTTTCAAACGCCGTATCCCAAGACTGAATTATGTACTCGCACTTGGGCGGGTCATCCGGCTCCCAAATACGCCACATCTTACGGCTGACGATGGCAGAGTTCTCAGATGTGGGCTGCTGCATGTACTGCGCATTCCAATACCGCGGGTCAATACTGGCTTTTGTTGATTTCAGCGCTTCAAGCGACCACTGCTCTGGCCACAGGGACTTCTCGTCTTCGTCCCCGTCGTTCAAAATGGCCGGCAACTCCACAATCTCCCATGGCACAGCCTCTGGGTTCTTGGTTTGGTAATCAATCAGGCGCCCAGTCAGGTCTAGGAGCGACCAACGGGTCATCACAATGATAATCCCCCCGCCCGGCATCAGACGCTGCAGTGGGCCCGTCTGGAACCAAGACCAAGCTGTATCAAATGCGAGTCGAGAGTTGGACTTTACGTCCTGCTCCGAGTGAGGATCGTCAATAACGAACAGATCAGCACCACGACCAGCAAGAGCGCCCCCGACACCAGCAGCATAGTACTGACCGCCAGCGCTTGTAGACCACTTACCGGCAGCTTTCTGGTCATCTGCCACCATAGTTTGGGGGAAAACTTCTCTGTATTCATCAGAATCGATCAAGTTACGTATGCGCCGTCCAAAGTCCTCTGACAGACCCGCAGTGTGCGTGCCCATGATGATCTTCTTCTCAGGATACTTACCTAGAAAGTACGCAGGAAACAGGTAAGATGAGAACTCAGACTTACCCATACGTGGCGCGATGTTGATAATCACGCGCTTCTTGCGACCTTCAACCACATCTGTAAAGATTTTGGCAAGTTTTTTATGGTGTGGGCCAATCTTAAAGCCGGGGTACACGGCAGTAGCGAACCCCAGCATGTTTGTTTTAGCCGCCTGTAGTCTAGCGCGGGACTCCCGAAGCTCTAAGTCTTCAAAGAGCTCCATCTTTTCTTTGACGCTCATGCGCGGCAAAGCTTTGGCCATAGCTTCTAGCTCAATCTTGCTCAGCGTCGTGAAGTTCTCAGGCTTCATCTTTATCTTCTGTAACGTCAATCACATCAATCACACCCATGAACCTGTTGAGCTTCTCTTTAATTCGTGTCTCTAGCTCAACATCAGACATCTGAGTCTTCTTGACCTCAATGCGTTCCGTGAACAAGGCCACTTCCGTGACCTTGCCCAACATGTCTAGCGCCTTGAGTCTGATGCGGGCGTCTGGATGTTCGACTTCATCTAAGATTTTAGCCACAGCAAAACCCCGTAGCTCCTTGGCCTGCTCAACAAACGCCCAATCGTAGGCTGTAAGCATCCCGACTAAATGCTGCACTGCAGCAGGAGCCTTAATGTTAGCAAGCGCTTGCTGTGTGTTCTGGGGTGGCTGGCCGGTGACTAGGCTTGCAAACGATTGACGTGCGGCTTGCGCGTCTGCCTTGGATTCTGCCTCATCGTCGTCTAGCTCTAACTCTTTTAGCCAGTTGGCTGTTTGTACTTGCGCGTCAATGATGTCTGCTGGCGCTGCTTCAGCAAAAGGCAACGGCGTAGCCTCAGTCATGTCGACCACGTTTGGTTCAAACTCGCCGTTAATCAAATGTTCTAGCATTGCGTAGGGGTAGTACTGGCGTCGTACTTGTTGCCTCGTTGGTGTTAGTGTACACTTCTTTTCGGTGATGGCGCAAGTCATTGCTTCTCCTTGATGGTTTCCAGTTGCCATCTTTGCCCCGGCTCGCAAGGTCGGGGCTTTTTTTATTTGGTATTGTCCAACGTTTGACATTGATCCTTGGAAATTTTTTAAAATTTTTGGGGGGTGGGGTGTTTGGTTTTTAGATCGTAATTTTTGAAAATTGGAATTGCGGGTGTGGAACAGTGTTTATATAGGACTGTGACGGTGACCTCAAATAGGGTTGGTGGGGGATGGGTGGGGTCAACGCCACGCCAAAAACGCCCCCTCAGAGAGCCGATACAGCCCCAAAATGACCCCCATACGTAACATAGAGGTATCGGTTGGGACAAGCCTAGCCGATGTGGGGAACTTGTTCCCCGCTTTAACCAATAGTCAATTCAAGGAGAATCAAATGACTAAAGCAAACGCAATCACAGTAACGTATCAACAGTTCGCTAGAGGTGTAGGTGCAACTGATCGCATCACACTAGAGGCGAGCCTTGCATGGCACAAAGAGTATCTGACTCTCGATGCAGGTAAGCAAAGCGAGTGGCGATCTGACTGGGTGCTGAACTATGTGATCGGTCGCCTAGATTGCACACAGAAGGAAGCCGAGATTATTTGTAGCAAGACTCGCACAAAACGCACAGCCAGTCAGGAGAAGGCTGTCAATACTGGTGGTGCAAAGTTCCGTGACCACATCAGTAGGACTGGTCGCACATCGGGCAAGAAGACTGTGGTCAAGTTCACATCTGAGCAGGTGAAGGCTTGTGACAATGCCTTGGCATCTTTCCCTGCTGACACACTCAAGAAGCAAGTCGAGTTGTTGCGTGCTTACTTGGCAACATTGCCATTGTAAATAATCTTGGGGAACTTGTTCCCCGATTATCCAGATCACCGCAAGGGCGAGTCTCTTGCGGTGTTTCTTTTCCTGTCCAATCAATAATCTCAAGGAGTCAATAATCATGTACCAACTATTCAATCAGTACAGAGTCAAAGAAGTAGGCGTAGTACAAATGGGCGCAAGTAAGTATCACCTGCAATACCATTACCCCAATGGGGGCAGCAACTACGTTGTCTATGTCTTTAGCAAGAACCTAGCTGAACGAGGGCGTGTATTCAGCACAGATGACGCCTTCTTTGACTGGCTTGAGACACAACCTAAGCAGTTAAACCTACCATTTGGGGAACAAGTTCCCCGATCTGCACTATAGTGCGAGATTATTGAGGCAAAAAACAAGACCCAGCCAAATGTCCGACACTACAACCCGTGAACTAAGTTCCGTGTAACCCCGCAAGCCGCATCCACGCTAGCGTTCCGCAAAAACTGTCCTATCTATCTATCTATTTAATATATATTTATATATATAGATGTATGTATTAGGGGGTGCTCATTCTTTTTCTTTGAGACACTTTCTTTTTTTGTTTGGCTATAGCCGTTCAGAAATAAGATAGATACATCGCACACTTTTCGTGCTAAGCTAGTACTGGTGCGGCTTCACAACCTACACGCATCTTAGTCACAGCCCTGTAGTGTTGGACATTTGTCCGACCCTCACTTTTGGAGTAAATAATCTCATGTACGAAACCTACCTCAAACTCTCAGCCAACGACCTACACAACCGCCTAACCGAGCGCAAGCTACACCCAGCCGAGATCGAAAGAATAAAAATGGAAGTCTCTGCGTTGAAAGAAACGCTACGTGTCTCACGCATCACACGCACCCAACGCAAAGCCGAATGGGACAAGGTATTAGCACCCCTGCGCTACGAGATCAACAACGCCCGTGTGGGCATGAGATACGGCGGGGAACTTGTTCCCCAGAATGAACGCAAGCTAGCGTTCAGCGAGTACATACGCATCATGGAGAAGCTGGTAGCCATGCTAGACGCCCCATACAAGGCTCTTGACCACACACCCATACAGATAGCCCGTGACAAGGGGCTACCCAACGATGGCGAGCATTGGACTGACTGGATACCCGCACGGGTCAAGGACAAAATCTCTTTGCTGTTCGATGCCGTGCCTGTTGTACCTAGGGGCAAACGCAAGACACCCTTCCAACGCACGATGCTGCCCCACCAACATGAAACAGCCAAGGTGAGATTATTGACCAAGACAAGGAAGGAGATGGAAACCCTCGAACGCCAAGCCACCATCAAACCAACAGACGCACGCACAGCCAAACTAGCGCAGATGCGCAAAGCCCTCAAGATTATTGACACGCTTGATAAGAACGAAGCTGTGCCTGCCACATGGACAAAACTCAGCTTAGGGGAGGACTGACTACTATCATCAACTATCAACATCTTTCGGGGAACAAGTTCCCCAAGCGTTCGGCGTGTGGGCTACGCCGAGCACCATCCCGTTAGTGCCTTGTATTTTTAAGGAGAAAGCAAATGACATATGAAGAACAAGCTCGTGCGTGGATACAAAACGCACCAGAGGCGGACATCCGTATTGGGCGGTTCACGCTCAAGTTCTACTTCACAGCCAGCAGAGATTGGACTTGGTGTTGGGACTTTAAGCGCTGGCTTACGCCAGACGAGTACAGAGGTTCGCCTGAGCATAACTACTTAGACAGAATACTTGACGGCTTAGACGTTAGTTATAACGAGATTGAGTTCATCGACTGCCTGCAAGAAGCAATGCAAGCCAAACCATTTAACCAAGGAGAAAACTATGAAATCTAAACACGTAACGAACGTAGAGCTTATCAACGGGCTGATGACGCACTCACAGCAGGGCGTACTAATGCAAGCGTTCATCATCGAGGCTATTGCTAAGTACGCAGAACAAACCAAAGTGTCACCGCCTTGGTCAAAGGACAACACATTCATAAGCGAGGAATCGTGGCGTGCGTGTGCTGATGAGGTAGTAGAAGCAATCAACAACAGGAGTAAGTAATGAAATCATGTAGGAACTGCGCACTCTCAACGCACACAAGCAATTGGAACGTAGGGCTTGCTTGTTTCAAAGGGCAGTTAGTTCAGCGTGTGTCTATGAGCACAGAGGAGAACCAAGCGATGGATGCACATCTACGGACAGTAGCCGATCGTTGCGAAGATTATCAACCAGAAGGAGAAACAGTATGAGTACAGCTAAGTTAATTTGTATCGAGGGGTATTGGAACGATGACAACAAACCATTCGAGCATCGTTGTTTAGTCATGCCGCAAGGGTTATCCGACTCTATGCGTGACGCTGTGCTCGACAGCCTGATAGACAGACACAACCTGTTCTATATCTTCGAGGCAGGTGAGCGCATCTTAGGTAAGCATCGTGACTTCACGATCAATTTCTTTAACCCAATAGATGAAGTGGAGGTTCCTGCGGTCTGTTGAGATCGTGTGTTAGTACAACGGGGAACTTGTTCCCCATTTTTTATACATCAAGGAGAAACGTATGTTTCAAATAACTAGATTCGTGATGGAAGATTTTGTTGACTCACTAGATCAGGTGATCTACATCGTGTCACTCAACAAGCGGTATATGGTGTACAACGCATCCCGTAGGCGTCTTGTCTGGTCGGATGTGCTGCACATGGATGCGGGTATTGCACCTCTCGATCTGATCACAGTAGAGAACCTATGTGCGTGGACTCGTACCTCACGCTATCGTGTCAAGGGTGAGGGTGCTTTTGCACCTCGTGCTATGACTTACAAAGAGGCTGTTGTCGAGAGCCGTGATCGCTACGATATGCATCAGATGATGCGCAGGTTGTTGACACCCACGAGCACTGCGGATTTGCCACGGTTTGCTCGTAACCTGTTGTCTACTCGTGTCGACACAATCGTCGAGTCTTATGCCAAGAAGCATGACCCGAATGTAAACCAGTCACCGCCTGTGCCTTGCGCTAGGTTCAAGGGTTCTTGGTACTACGATCACAGCAACGACTACTTCAAGATTGCTCGCAAGCATTACTTAGACTTCGGCAGGCTCGTTGCTCGTGCCAAGGCAGGCGATGAGTCCATCACCAACGATGAGCTTCGCTCTAAGTTCTTCGAGTTGTCTGGTCGTTACAGCGAGGCCGAAAGCCATATCGATAGTGCGTTCACTGTGATTGATGCGATGGGTGACATGAACATTACGCACTGCGACTGCGGTCACTATGAGGACAGCGACAACACACACAGCGTGCGTAACGATACATGGTGCGACTCGTGCTACGACGATAACGCTGTGTATGTCGAGGATCAAGACGAGTACTGGCCTCGTGACGATGCGTACTACAGCGAGAGTGATGACTTGTACTACTCGTATGAGCGTACCGATGACGATGACGATGACGACGACGATGACGACAGCGATCAGCCAATCATGTCGTACTCTACCAATGTGCTTCGTGTTCTTGACTACCCCTCTGGCATCACGTCTTCTCACTTCGGTGAGTTCACGATGGGCATCGAGCTTGAGATGACGTCTGGCGATCACGATACCAACGAGTCTGCTGAGTCTGTGCGTAGCCGTTTAGGTAACGCCTACTGCATCATCAAGAGTGACGGCTCGCTTCCACACAATGGCTTCGAAGTCGTGACTTCACCGCAAGGTCTTGCGCTTCACATCGACAAGTTCAAGAACTGGATTATCGACCCAGCCTATCGTGCATGGAACACAGGCAAGTGCGGTATGCATGTACACATTGACTCTCGTGCCTTCACGCAGTTGACGCTCGGTAAGTTCTTGATGTTCATCAATAGCTCTGGCAACGTTGACTTCATTCGCAAGATTGCAGGTCGTCACCCATCTGTCGATGACCAAGCCCGTAGCTACTGTGCAGCAGAGCATCAGTCTATCCTTACCAACCCCAAGAAGGCGGTCAAGGGTAAGTCTGGTGAGCGCTATCGCATGGTCAATATGTGCAACCTTGGTGGTCGTGAGGCACAGCGTCTTGGTCTTAGCATGGACAACAGCTACAACGGCAAGTACAACACTGTCGAGCTTCGCATCTTCCGTGCTTCGCTCAAGAAGGAACGTCTGCTTGCACAGATCGAGTTCACTCATGCGTCTGTCATGTTCTGTCGTGTCGCATCGTGGCGTGATCTCAACGGCACATCGTTCGTCAAGTGGCTCAAGACTGTGGCGGGTCAGTACCCTGCGCTGACTAAGTGGTATGGCGTACGCAATGTACACACATCCACACCGACAGTCATAGCGCCAGCGATGGACACTTGCACTGACGCTGTGCCTCCTGCGCCTTGGCAACCTGCGGATACGGAGGATAGGCATGACAGAGACTACCCAGTGCACATACCCTACGACAACGAGGCCGAGACGTTGAGAACGTGGGTCAATCGTCACAGTCTGTACTTCCGCTTCGCTACATACGCAGGCTCTGAGTATGTGTACTTCCCATACGGGGGCGACTTAGAAACCATCAGCAGTAGCGATGTTGTCTATATGCGTATCGGTCAACTGTGGGTTCTTATGAACGAGGAGTTTGCTGCTTCGCTTGCGCAGTCTTCATACAGAGTGTCTGAAGTACAGCCTGTTTAATTCATCAACAACCAAACGGGGAGCTTGCTCCCCATTCTTTTACATCAAGGAAATTTATTATGTGTCTTATTATTACTGGTCAGTCTGCCAAAGTTCGTTCAACCTTGCTCAATACACACGGGCTACTGAGCGACATCTTTACAGCCAATCCTGACGGCATTGGCTTTATGTATGGTTCAGCCAAGGGACTCAAGGTCACCAAGACTTTACCCAAGAACATTGGCGATGCTACTGCATTCATTCAGCGCCTACCGCAAGACGATCGTGAGATTGCCATTCACTTCCGCTGGACTACACACGGCAAGACCGACATGCTCAACTGCCATCCCTATGATGTGATTCCTGGCTTCATCGCCATGATGCACAACGGCGTACTGCATACAGGCAATGCTGCTGACAAGACCAAGTCAGATACATGGCACTTCATCAAGGACTACTTGCATACCGCTGTGTCGTCTGCACCTGACCTTGTGTATGACACGGGCTTCGTGTCTATGATGGAGGAGTTCATCGGCAACAATCGCTTCGTGTTCATGAATGGCGAGGGTCGTATGCAACACGTCAACTTCGAGCAGGGTATCGAGCACGACGATATGTGGTTTAGCAATACCTATGCTTGGACTCCATCACGCCTGATCCCTAGCTACAAGAGTGCGACACTCAAGTCATACAAGTACGCCAGCGCCTATGGTAGCTACATGGATGACGAGTACGACGAGATGTATGACTACAACGCAAGCTTTGGCATCTATCCCCGCAGTGTCAGCGCACACAGCGCCAACTATGACGAGACAGCGTTTGACTTTCCCGATGACGAAGATGGTTTCATTCGCCCTGAGCTTGATGATCTTGCTACTGCGCTTACTGAGGCAGACGTAGAGACGATGGAGATATGGCTTGACCAGATGCCTGCTTACACGTTGACTACTGTACTGCACCTGCTCGCACCCGAGCCACTTAGTTACACACATCGTGATGACTTGTGCTTTGCCGAGCAGGGTATCTACGATATGTTTATAGAGGGCGATGCGTCTGGTCTTATCAGCACGGCGACCAAGTCGTCTGGTGCAGTCAGCCTAATTGCCGAGGTCATGTGTTACTACCTGCAATGGGATGTACGCAAGCCTGTATCGTTCAAGTCAACATTGCCTGCACTGTTGACCTGATGTGTAGCGGGGGTAACACCCCCGCATTTTTAAACCAAAGGAGAGAGAAGATGAAGTACAGAGTACAAGTAGTTATGTCCTACTGGCAGACAGTAGAGGTCGAAGCCGACAGCAGTGCCGATGCTGCAAGCAAGGCGTTCGATGAGTTTGACATTACCAAAGCCCGTGTCGGGGAAGGTCAGACATACGACACCGAGTTGATTGACAAAGTGCAATACGTAGTTAGAAACCACAACCACACAGTACTTGGTGTGTTTGACAACGAGCATGACGCTGAGAAAGATGCCAAAGAGTATCGAGATCAAACAGGCAATCCTGCCTATGTAGACAAGGAGCACGAAGATGACGCCTAACATAATGAAGGTGGTCAAAGAGGACGTTTATACCGAAGGCGATCCAATGGACTACACATGGGTTGATCTTGGGAATTTTGATTCCATGATAGACGCTAAATTCGATAAGGTTATGGATGCTATACCTGATTTGTTTACCTCTGACCCCGCTGATCTGATGCTACCCTTTGAGCAGATGGGCATAGTTCGGCAACCAACCACGGCTGTTCATCCGCTCGGCATAACTATTGAGCGCAATGTCGGTGAATTGATTGTTCGCTTGCGTGGCAGGAGCGGCGACGCAGGGGCGATACGCAGTACAGGAAAAGAGCAGTTTGTTTCCATGCCCCCAAACGAGACAGCCGAAAGCTATATACAAGCCTTGAGAGACAGAGGGATGGCGCCTTCCGACGAAGGGCTTACTCCCGAGCGTTATGTGTTTCAAATATGGAGTTCAATGGTCAGCCATCTTTATGCCGAGTACATGCGTAAGGCTATGGATATGCACGAGAGAACCCGTGTGTACAAACCCATCGCATCGCCATCCAACAGTAAGCGTATCCGCAAAGGCAAGCACCCCTTGTTCGAGTGGAAAGTTATCGACGTGACTGCTAGACCTGAAGACCACGACATCGTGGCGACAGGCAATGGGCGTAACAGCCCACGACAACACAAGAGACGCGGACATTTCAGGCAGTACAAGGATGGACGCAGAACTTGGATACCCGAAGCCCTAGTGGGCAAGATTGAGTTTGGCTATATTTATCACAGCTACACAGTTACACAAACAAAGGAGAAACAACAATGATGACACGCTGGGAGAAATTCGAAAGAGTAGTACTTTTGTTATCGGTGATTGTACTAATACTGGATCTTTTATACTGGAGACCCTATTGACTTCTGTCTACTCTTGGACAAATAATATTCACTCAAGGAGAAAATATTGAACCACCCACCCTACAACACGGGTAAAGTCAAGATCGGCCTGACCTATACCCCACCACCCCCTGAATGTACGCCTGAGTCCGAATGGATACAAGGCGTACTGCTTGGCGACAAGCAGGGTATGTCCGAGCTTACGCTCGCAACAGTACAGTCCATTGGGCTTATTGCTTTCATCGTTATCGTCATGCTTATAACAGGAGGAACCTCAAATGCCTGACATTCAAACTGCCCTTAAAAACGCACTAACCCGCACCTTACAGGAGTGGGATGACGACGGGGAACAAGTTCCCCCTCCTCCTACTGTCAACACTACTATCAACAACTCTTTATCTACACCTTCTCAAGGAATTCCCATGGCCAAGAAAACTTTCAACGTCACCAACAATGTGTCACGCGTGACCTTCGACTACATCAAGAACAACCCCGGCTCCACACGCAAGGAGATCATTCAAGACCTTGAGCACGAAGGGTTTGGGGGCGGCTCAGTCTCTAGCCTTATTGCGCAGATGCGCCGTAACAAAATGGTTCACGAAACCAACGGCCTGCACTACGCAGACATTGACGAGTACCGCCCGATCAAAACACTTAAAGCTATGAACAAAGATAAAGACGCCACACCCAAGCGCAAGTACGAAAAGAAAGCCGTGACAGGCATCGGTGCGTTGCTACGCGAGAAGCTGGAGGCTGAGCCTAGCCAAGCTGCATTGGATGCCTCCGCTGCTTTTTCCATGGGCGGGACTGTTGAAACAGACAGACGCGCATTTCTCACAAAGCTTGTGCGTAATAAAACACCGCAGGATATTTTGTCAGATATGACTGTGTATCAGGCGCACGAGTTGTATGTACACTTGAAGCAAATGTTTGGAGGTTGATATGAAACCCATAGAACTTGAAGTAGACGAGCACCCGCACTCGGGTGAGGTTAACGAACAAGGCGACTTTGTCTTCTACCTGTACGCGTCAAACGAATGCGGGCAAGAGTTTGAAGAGGCGATTGAGACTTTGATACATCTTTGGCCTTTGCAAACAGAAGTGTCTATAAAGATCAATGTAAAACTTAAAGATGTTTACAACGACACGTACGAAATGTTCAACGCTGGAGGAAAGATTCAGCAAAAAGACACGCCACGTTTTGAAGCCCTGCGCAAAGATTGCCAATGGATAATTGACCAAATTAACGAACTGGAGATGAACACATGAGCAACACAATTTTCAACAAAGAAGACTTCGACAACGTCTTTGGCAAGCCCGAAATGTATATAAGGCCAGACCCTCTCGTGCGCAACGCTGTGCTTGAAGAGGTAGCGCTGGAGTTCGATGCCATGCGCATTGCTTTTGGTGACACAGCCCACAGCTTTGCCACGTATGTGAGGGACATGAAGACATGAGTGGGTTTGTTAAGCGGCAATTATTTATTGGCGGCGTACAGCATGTGCACAAGTACAAAGAGTGCGCTCGGTGCAATGAATCGAAGCCACCAGAGGGCGGGATTCAACTGAGCGATACCAAATGGCACTGCGCACGATGCTGGGCCAACGGAGTAATAAGTAGGAACTTAAAAAATGCCAAGACCTAAACCACCCGAGCCCATAACTTTTAGAAACATCCGTATGTCTGACAGGCAGTGGATCATATTCAACCAACTTGGCGGGGCTGAATGGTTGCGTGGGTTTCTTGAAAAGAAAGCACCAATGCCCAAGCAGTACTACGACAACGAACTAGCGCGCATACACAATCCTGCTGATGCTGCTTTTATAAACAGAAAGAGAGAGATCAATGACTAAGGTACAACATGGCAGAGACACCTGAATGGAAAGTAAAGAAGGCGGTACGGCTGTTGCTTGACAAGCTAGGCGTGTACCACTTCATGCCCCCTGCTAACGGCTTTGGCCGTGCAGGGATACCTGACATCGTTGGCTGTATGGACGGGCACTTCATCGCCATCGAGTGCAAGGCTGGCAAGGGGCAGACCACTGCACTGCAAGACAGGGAACTTAACATGATTCTCAATGCAGGCGGTACTGTGTTCATTGCCCGTGAGCACAACATACCAGACCTAGAACTACTACTGAAGGAGAAACAAAATGAGTTACGTGGACTTTGACGGCTCAATGTCTGAGGCAGAACTGCACCGCAGGGTAACAGCTATGTCTGACGAAGAGCAAGCCCACTTCAAGCTACTGATTCACAAGTTGGTGATGTGCTACGGCGAGGGCAAGGCGCAGGGCATTGTCATCATTGGACGCGCTGAAGATGCGCTGGCAGGAGTCGTTACCCTAAACTGTGACGAGATGGAGGCGTCGCAACTTATGTTGGCGGCAAACGATTTTTTCGGCTTTCTCAACGTCCTAGGCGCACCACCCAAGGAGAACTTTAATTGAGCAAGCCATACGACAGAATAATAACCATCGATTTCGAAACCTACTGGGACACCAAGGAAGGTTACACACTCAGCAAGATGACAACAGAGGAGTACATACGCCATGATAAATTTAGAGCGTTCGGAGCTTGCGTCCATGTATACGGAAGCGATGAGCCAACTAGATGGGTTAGCGCAGAGGGACTACGTGAGTACTTCAATGGTGTCGATTGGGGACGAACCGCAGTGCTTGCGCATAACGCACAGTTCGATGTATCCATTATGGAGTGGGTCTACGCTGTACATCCAGCCTTCATCTTCGACACCTTATCAATGGCGCGAGCTTTACGTGGCGTGGAAGTTGGTAACAGTCTCGCCCGACTCGCAAAGGATTTTGGACTTGCAGAAAAAGGCACCGCCGTTCATTCAACTAACGGAGTTCACGAGTTGGACGCCACGCTCGAGCGAGACCTCGCTGAGTACTGCAAACATGATGTGTTTCTGTGCGAGGAAATATTCAAACGGTTGGTGGATGCCTATCCATCCAAGGAGTTAAGACTCATAGACATGACGCTGAAGATGTACACACGCCCTGTGTTGCAGCTTGACCCCAACATGCTGACGGACGCCATACTAGACGAAAAGGAAAAACGTGAAGCCCTATTACAAAAGCTCGGCGTGGAAGAAACTGCGCTGGCATCGAACCCGCAGTTTGCTGCACTACTTGAGAAACTCAATGTGGTTCCGCCAACCAAGACAAGCAAGACAACTGGGAAGCAAACACTTGCCCTCGCTAAGAACGATGCCCTATTTCAAACGCTACTCAACAGTGAACGTGAAGACGTTGCCCTACTTTGTGAAGCGCGTCTTCGGGTTAAATCAACCACTGAGAGAACACGAGCACAAAGGTTCTTGGACATCAGCCAACGCGGTGCATTACCCGTACCTCTCTCCTACTACGGGGCGCAGACTGGCCGGTGGACAGCAAGCAAGGGTTCGGCCATCAACATGCAGAACCTCAAGCGAGGATCGTTCTTACGCAAAGCGATAATGGCTCCCGAAGGGCATCAACTCGTCGTCGGTGATCTCTCGCAGATTGAACCGCGAGTCCTTGCGTGGCTATCGGATTACACAGACATGCTCGGTATCTTCAGCGCTGGCGGTGACCCCTACGCCGCGTTCGGTGCGCAGATGTTTAACATTCCGGGGCTTACCAAAGAGTCTCATCCAGACCTACGCCAATCGGCTAAGTCAGCTCTACTTGGGTGCGGCTATGGATTGGGTTGGGCTTCATTCGCTTCGCAACTCACAACAGGTTTCTTGGGTGCGCCACCTGTACGCTACGAGGCGGAGTTCACACGGCAGTTGGGGGTCAGCAAGAAGCAGGCTATTGCGTTCTTGAACTGGCACGACACCGAGGCCAAGCTGCGGGACATCCCGCATACTTGTAGCCTCTACGAGTTAGCAATGCACGCTGTCGCATCCAAGCGCATCATTGATATGTACCGAGCCACCGCGTACCCTGTAGTTGAGTTCTGGCAGATGTGTGAGAGACAGATTGAGTCGGCTTTGTACTATGGCGAAGACTACACATACAAGTGCTTGACGTTTCGCAAGGGTCGTATAGAATTACCCAATGGAATGAGCTTGCACTACCCCGCTCTGAGACGAGAGAAGGATGAGAAGGGTAGAGACCAGTGGGTTTACGGCGCCGATGCAACCAAGTTGTATGCAGGCAAGGTAACAAACAATGTCACGCAAGCGCTGGCGCGTATTGTGATGACTGACGGAATGCTACGGGTATCCAAAAGATACTTCATAGCTGGCACAGTGCACGACGAATTGATCGCTGTTGTACCTGATGCCGAGGTGGAAGATGCTAAGACTTGGGTCTTGGCGCAGATGACTATGGAGCCAAGCTATATGCAAGGCATACCATTGTCCGCTGACGGTGGCGCGCACCGTAGGTATGGGTTAGCAAAAAACTAGGAGAAGCACTATTGAGGTTACCAACAAAAATAAGAGTAGGTAGGCGGTGGTACAGCGTGGAAGTCATTGAGGCTATGATCGATAAGAGTTATGTGGGGCGTGTGCATTATGACGCGCAACACATTCGTATCGGTACACGCGACCACTCAGGCAAACCGTTTACAAAGCACGAAGTCGGCGACACATTCTGGCATGAGCTTACGCATGCAATCCTGCATGACATGGACAGCCCTTTGTATCGTGACGAGCGTTTTGTATCCGCGTTTGCAACACGGCTTAACAAAGCCATTAACACAGCGAAGTTCGAATGAAAAAACCAGCATGGTCACACAGCAGCCTCAAAGATTTTGAGGGTTGCCAACGCAGGTATCACGAGGTCAAGGTCTTGAAGAAGTACCCCTTCCAAGAGACTGAGGCCACGCGTTACGGCAATCAGGTGCATGAAGCTATTGAACACTACATCAGGGATCAAAAGCCTATACCGCCTGAGTACGAGCAGTTCCAGCCTGTGGTGGACGCCATGCTTGCCAAGCCCGGACGAAAGCTAGCAGAGTACGAGATGGCGCTACGCGCTGACCTTACGCCTACTAACTGGAAAGCACCTGATGTTTGGGTGCGGGGCATCGCGGACATTCTGATCGTTGACGATGAGAACCTTACGGCATGGGTGGGAGACTGGAAGACCGGCAACAACAAGTACCCCGACAGGGATCAGCTTGTGTTGATGTCGCTCATGGTGTTCCAGCACTTCCCGCACATACGTAAGGTTAACTCAGCGTTGCTGTTCATTGTGAAAAATGATATGGTCAAGATGCAGATGACACGCGATCAGTCTGAAGCCTTCTGGTGGAAGTATCGTGAGCGTACTGCGCGTCTTGAAGCATGCTTCGAGAACGAGGTATGGAACCCCAATCAAACCCCACTTTGCGGATGGTGTCAGGTCACCGGATGCGAGTTCAACCCTAAGCATTAGGAACAGTCATGGCCACAAGAAACTATTCGTCAGAGTACGCTAACTACCAAGGCAAGCCCGATCAGATCAAGAAGCGAGCAGAGCGCGTTAAGGCTCGCCGCATGATGGAGAAGACGGGGGCAGCCACCAAGGGTGACGGCAAAGATGTGGATCACATCAAGCCCATGCGCTCAGGTGGTACATCAGCCAAAGGTAACCTGCGTATGCGTAGCAAATCTGCCAACAGAGCAGACAATAAATAATCCTCGGAGAAGCAATGGAAATTGTAGAAGACAGAGCACTTATCTTACGAACAAGGAACCCGCACAAATACTCAATCATCCCTAAGAGCAAAGCCATGCTTCGTGCAGACGGAGGCTACGACGTTGCTGTGTACTGGGGTCTTGATGAAGCGCGGGTTTTGCGTAACCTAGGTGTTAAGGATGTGCCATCGCCGATCATTAGGCGCTACGACTGGCCGGGGCGTTACACGCCTATGGCTCATCAGATAGAGACGTCAGCGTTCTTGACGATGTACAGGAGAGCCTTTGTGTTCTCTGAACCCGGCACTGGCAAGACGCTATCTGCTCTATGGGCGGCTGACTACTTGATGAAGCTTAAGAAGGTGCGTAGGGTTCTGATCCTGTGCCCCTTGTCCATCATGCACAGCGCATGGATGGGCGACATCAACAACAGCATCATTCATCGCTCTGCCGTTATCGCGCACCATGCGCAGGCTAGTCGGCGCATCGAGATGATTCAGCGAGATTACGAGATTGTCATTACCAACTATGAAGGTCTTAATCTGATCGCTGATGAGGTGCGTAACGATGGCCGCTTTGACCTTGTGATTGTGGACGAAGCCAACGCATACAAGACACCAACGACACGCAGATGGAAGGCACTTAACTCGATCCTTACGCCAACCACATACCTGTGGATGATGACCGGAACGCCGGCATCTCAGTCGCCAGTGGACGCGTATGGCTTGGCTAAGCTAGTTAACCCTGATGGCGTGCCTAAGTTCTTTACTGCGTGGCGAGACAAGGTGATGAACAAGATCACGCTGTTCAAGTGGGCGCCAAAGGCTGATGCTAAAGAGAAGGTACACGAGGCTCTACAGCCAGCGATACGCTACACCAAAGCACAATGCCTTGACTTACCCCCTGTCATTACCATGACTCGTGAGGTAGCTCTGACACCACAGCAAGCCAAGTACTACAACATGCTCAAAGAACGCATGCTTGTGCTAGCCGCAGGCGAGACCATCACGGCAGTCAATGCCGCCGCTGGTGTGAGTAAGCTGTTGCAGATCAGTTGTGGTGCGGCCTACACAGACGACAAGGAAGTTGTTGAGTTTGACTCAGCGCCTCGGTTGGCTGTACTGGAGGAGATACTAGACGAGACCGATCGCAAGGTCATCATCTTTGCTTTGTTCCGTAGCACCATTGACACCATTAGCACGTACCTCACCAAGAAGGGCATTGTCAACGAGTGCATCCACGGGGATGTAACGCCTAGCAAACGTGGGCAAACAATCAATCGCTTCCAGACTGAAGCCGACCCTAGAGTGTTGGTCATGCAGCCTGCGGCATCGGCCCACGGCATCACGCTGACTGCCGCTGATACTGTGGTGTTCTATGGCCCACTCATGAGCGTAGAGCAGTACATCCAGTGCTGTGCCCGTGCTGACCGCAAGGGGCAGGACTCAGATAAAGTTACTGTGATCCACATTCAGGGTAGCGCTATCGAGAGGAAGATGTTTGATGCGTTGGCAGGGAAAGTTAGCGATAACTTACTTCTTACCGACATGTTCGAGACTGAAATTAAATCATGAAAGGGGGTTGCAACCAATTGAAATATGTGTAAACTGTCCAACCTTAGACAATAATTAAACAGGAGAAGCAAGTGTCAGAAGACTCAGTACCGCTAGACAAACTAGCAAAAATCTACCGCAAACTGCGTAGCAAGATTGCCGACCTAACCCAAGAGTACGACACCGAAGTCGAGCTACTCAAGGCGCAACAGGACGAGATCAAGAACGCAATGAAAGACCAGATGAAGACGCTTGGCGTCACATCTGTACGAACTCCAGAAGGCACAGTGGTGCTGTCTGTGAAAACGCGCTACTCCACCCAAGACTGGGACGAATTTAAAAAGTTTGTCTTGGCTCACGAAGCCATTGAGCTTTTGGAGAAGCGCATCGCACAGACCAACATGAAGCAGTTCTTGGACGAAAACCCCGGGGTCGTACCGCCCGGACTCAACTCAGCCTCTGAGTACGATATCTCTGTACGTAAACCAACTTAAATGGAAATCAAATGAGCAACATTGCAATGTTCAACCCCTCAAACGTGCCGTCATTCGCTAAGAACGCGGCTCTATCTGCAACTACTTTGGCCTTAGCCGGTGGCGTACCCACTGGCGGCGGCATGAAACGCGTCTCTATCAAGGGTGGCGTGTTCCGCTTGCTTTCTGGCGGCAAAGAAGTGGCCGCTATTGACGAGCGCTTCTTAGATGTGATCGTGGTTAAAGCTGCCCCCAAGATCAGCCGTATCTTCTACGCAGGATCGTACGACAAGGATGCGGCGGCGGCTCCCCCTGACTGCACCTCTGGCGATGGCGACAAGCCTGATGCAGGCGTGCGGAACCCACAGGCTTCTACCTGTGCCGCTTGCCCACAAAACATCGCGGGGTCAGGCAATGGCAACAGCCGTGCTTGCCGTTACCAACAGCGCTTGGCTGTGGTGCTGGCTAACAACCCTGAAGGCGATGTGTTGCAGGTCACCCTGCCAGCTACGTCCATCTTCGGCAAGGAAGAAGGCGACAAGCGCCCACTGCAAGCCTACGCCCGTGCTATGGCGGCTCAGACTCCTCCTGTTAACTTGGACTCCATCGTGACCCGCATGAAGTTTGACACCAAGGCTGAGTCACCCAAGTTGATCTTCGCCCCTGTGCGTTGGTTGACTGATGACGAGTACGAGATTGTGCAGTCGCAATCTCAGTCTAAGGATGCTGAGAAGGCTGTATCTTCTACCCCTGCCGCTGTGGATGGCGTTACTGCCCCTGCACCATTGGCTATTGAAGGCAAGCGCCCTGCGGCTAAGCCTATGGGTGATATGCTGGACGAAGACGAGGCCGAAGCTATGGCTGAAGTCAAAGCCACCAAACCCAAGAAAGCCAAGGCTGTTGAGGTGGAGGCTGAAGAGGAGCCAGAAGTTCGCAAAGCCCCTGCCAAGGTGGAAGCCGCCCCAGCTAAGAAGAACAAGCTGGCCGACATCGTTGCTGACTGGGACGATGAGTAATTAAAGGTTTCGCTAGGCCGCAGTCGGCGGTCGCATTGCGTGTGCCGGGGTTTTTAAAAGTTACCTCGTTAGATACACACACACAAGCACACGACTGCGTTTCCCGTTCTGCGTGTCCTAGCGCCTTAACAAAACCACTATGGCTTACTCTCAAAAAATCATTGACGAAGTAGCAAAGACTCCCAAGTCTCTGGGCAACCAGCTTGGGCGTTGGGCGATCCACCATGACTTTCCGGTCACGAAGATTGCCTATGCTCTCGGCGTCTCTCGACAGACTGTCTACAACTGGTTTACAGGCACGGAAGTGTTTGTGGCCTACCGCAGTCGCGTCGAATTCTTAACTCACATAATGAAGACCTCGCATTCAGCAGACGAGGCATGGAGAAAAATATGTACGGAATACAACCTCGATCCCTCACCACGCAAGAGCTGATCCGCTTTAGCGCAGAACTCATGGAGTTGGACACAGGCTTGCCCAAGGAGTGGCAACTGGAAGTGCTACGCCGTTTGACTGTGATGGCGCCCCCTGATGAATCCCAACTTAAAGATTCAAAGCAGCTAGACCTGTTCCTGTAACCCGATCAAGGACTCTAATGACTCCGCTTGAGTTTTTAGCGGTTGTTCTGCCGCCGCCAGAATTTGGTCGGTACTGTGTAGCAGAACTTACTAGGACGAAAGAGCATGTGTTTGTTGACGCGCTCGATCAGACCACAGCGCCAATTAAAGGTTGGCACGACAGCAAGCTAGATGTTTACTTTGCCTTGGCTACTTTTGGCAAGGAAGACAACCGACAAGCTGTAAACGCAAGGTATGTGAAGTCCCTGTTTATCGACATGGATGGCTATGCATCGAAGAAAGATGCCGCCCTTGCGCTCAATGCGTTCTTGGAAAAGACTGGCCTTGATGCTTTGGGCACGCCCTATGTAGTCGGCTCTGGTGGTGGGTTGCACTGCTACTGGCCACTACTTACTGCCGTTCCTATCGACTCATGGAAGCCGGTGGCTGAGAACTTCAAACGCCTGTGCAAGCAGGAGAACATGGCGATCGACATGACCGTGACGGCAGATGCCGCCCGAGTCTTGCGTGTGCCTGACACAACCAACTTTAAGAAGAAGTACGCAACGCCGCGCCCTGTGCGCATACTGACTGAAGGCGATGTGTTCAGCTTCGAGGGTCTGGCGACTCTCATCCGAGAGAAACTGACAGGCGCAGTATATGAGCCTGTGGCTACACCAGCACTTGACTTGCCCGGACAGCGGCCAACCAAGGCAACGCCATCGGCTACGACAGTGAAGCTGTATGAGAACAGCATCACCAAGTTCAAACCGATATGGCTTGCTACGCAAAATGGCCGTGGCTGTGGTCAGTTAGCGCACTACGTGGAGCATGCAACCGAGGACGGCATGGAGCCGATCTGGAGGGGCTTGCTGTCATGGACGAAGGTTTGTGAAGACGGCAACAAGGCGGCTGTCTGGCTAAGCCAGATGCACCCCTACGAGCCTGAGCGCATGAACCAGAAGCTGCAAAGCATCAAGGGCCCATACCCCTGCGTCAAGATGGACTCAGAGAACCCCGGAGTGTGCCAATCATGCGCGCATTGGGGCAAGATAACCAACCCCCTGATCTTGGGACGCGAGTTGTCTGTTGAGGTGGAAGAGAAAGAGATCGAGGTAAGGCTACCAAGCGACAGCACAGTCACTGCGAAAGAAGTCATCAAGGTCATGCGCCCAACACCGCCACGGGGTTACGCCTACGGCACAAACGGCGGTGTGTTCATGGAGCGCACAGTAGAAGACGATGAGGGCGTTAAGTCCAAGAAGCAAGTGATGCTGTTGCCTTACGAGTTGTTTGTTGTGGACATCCTCAACAGCAACAACGACCACACTGTACACATGATTGCGCTTAGACCCGAAGGGGCGCTGAATGTAA